CTAACGCTCTTTCAGACTCATTCAAAGAATTCAATTTCTTTTCTACCTGTTCTGCCATAGAAATAATATCAACCTTATTCTCATTCAACTTTTTATTCTCAACCAAATAATCGCTTGCACTTTTAAGGTTATTGGTGAAATTTGTCAAATTATTAAGGTTTTTCTTATGTGTTAAAAGATAATCGCAGCTCTTTGCAAACTTCATTTCGTTCTCATTGATGTTTGATGGCTTAATGTTGTGCTTAATTAAAAGTTTTGCAAATTTTCTGTTGGATTCTTTCAATGTTTTATAATTGATATCCTTTGATACTAATTTTAATGACTCATTGATATAGTCTTTTGCATCAGTATCGCAATTAAACTTTCTCAAAGCATTGCAGAATTTAAATTGGGCCAAAAGGTTTTTATCTTCTTTTATTAGCTTAACACACTCCCTCAATGCCTTTTTATTTTTGGCCATGAGTTTTGGTAAAGCGCTCTCTAATGTAGCATTAATTGTTGCAAAATTTGAATCAATCATGCTATCTTCAAAATTGCAAGCCTCTTTATACCTTTCAAAAGCGTCATCCATTTCCTGCACATACTTTTCAGCAGCCTCTATTCCGCCTTGCTCCATAGCCTCTCTTGCCTTAGCCACAGCCGCTTCCCATATCTTTATGTACTTTTGTTTTTCATCCATAATATATATATTATTTTGTGTCTATTTTATTTATAAATATCTAAATGTATAAAAAAGAGACTGATTATTCATCAGTCTCTTCCTCATTATTTAATAAATTCAAAGAATCTATCATTTTTGAAAACTCTTCATTGATTAACAACGACTTATCATAGATATCTGTTCTTTCAATAATGCTTTCAGGCTTATTGCTCCTTTCTATCTTTTCATCTATCTTGTTAATATATTGCTTAAACATACTATCAAGTTTCACATTGCTTTCTTTAAGCGTGTTTTCAATAATAAGTTTCTTGTTTCTATTAATGGATTCATTTGATGGTGGTGGAGGTGGCGATGGCTCTCCGCTGTTATCTCCGCCGCCTTCCATTTCTCCGGTTGGCTCTGAACCTTCAGCACCCATTATATCTCCTTGTTCATCTCCTCCAGGCATTCCTAAGTTGTCAAGGTCTCCACCGAATGAGCCTCCGCCTCCGCCGCCAGGCATTCCTCCGCCCATTCCGCCATCAGGGCCTCCTTGTTGCCCATCTTCTTGGTATTGCGCTCCAGGCTCTCCATACATTCTATCAACAATATCGAATATACCTGTTCTCTTGATAATCTGAGTTGTCTTTTCAAGTTCGGCAGCGATACCCTTTTCAAGACGTATTTCCTCAAGGTTTTCTTTAATTTCCTTATCAGACCATTTCATTATTTGCTTAAGCGCCCTTGACTGAGACATTACTGGTAAACCATTACCAGGGTCAGAAACAGCGTCTCTAACAGCTGAAATCTTCTTCTGTAGGTTATCAATCTCAAGTTGTTCAGCCTGAGTTGATGGATTATTCATTGTAAGGTTAAAATTGGTCAAATCATCATCAAATCCCAAAAGGTAAAGATGTATTGAAGCCAATTTTGTCAACTCCATCAAGAATGCTTGCTGAATTCTGTTAATAACACGTGTGAAACGTATATCCATAAGAGCAAGGTTTTTGCCATCGCCGGCATTTTCCTCAAAATTAAGGAAAGATTTTGGTATTCTTAATGCAGTAAGAACCTTATTCTGCACAAACTTAATGTCATCCATAGCCGTCAAGTTTTGCGCAGCAGAAAGGGTGTCAATTGGGGTAGGCGCATTTTGGTCACGAACCGGAATAAATATATCTTGGTCTACAGAAAGAATATTTTTCCTCAAATCTATCTGCCCAGTCATTGGGTCAATGATTGGAGTTCTCTTGAAGTTATTTGCAATCTGTTCAACATATGCCTGAACATCTGCATCATCAATTGCTCCAACATAAATCTTATAAACACGCCTTTCTATTGAACGTTCAAGACGATAAATAAGCATCATATCTTCCATAAGAGAAAGCATTCTCCAATGCCTACGTGCAGCATTAAGATAACTAGTTCCATATGGAAGGCACATTGAATTTGTAAGAAGTCTAAAATGTGCTATTTGCCAATCTCTGAAAGGAACTTGCGAATTATTTTCATCAACCCAAACAAATTTTGTTGAAAAGTCATCGCTATCATACTCTTTGTTATTAACAGCCAAACTTTGTCCGCTACCATACGGGTTTTGAATGCCATTTTCAAGTCTTTCAACATTGAATACAGGTAATTGCCTCCATCCCTTAACACCAAGTTTATTATCAATGTCAAGCATCATAAATTGATTGCCATACTTACACATTCCCCTTATAATCATTGGTGCTGTAACTTGAAGATTTAATCTATTAACAAATAAATCTTCCAATATTGCCTTTATTCTGTCTGACTTTGAATATACATTTACGATTTGACCCTTGTCGCCAGGCAATACAGATTCTTCTGCTACAATATCAAGTGCCGCACCTATTTCCGGGAATGAATCCATAAGGTCAGCATCACGATACATCAGCTTTATATTTGTCAATCCCGCAAATGCAGAAACAGACAAATCAATATTAGCCTTTAGCCATCTTTCTTTAAGATAGGCATTTTGCTGCAACTCTAATTTAGTTCTCTCATAGTCATCCTTATCTGTTGTCTTGTACAATATAGAATTTGCGCCAGACATATCATATGAATTAATATGAGGTTGTATTCCTTGGTCAGAAGTAAAATTACCTTTTAATGCTCTTTCAAGCGTTTGAAATACAGTTAATTTGTTTTTCTTTGCCATTATAGTTTTATTTTGTTTATAAAATATAGTATTTTATTTATAATAATAAATATTAGTATGTTCCGGAGAACAACCAAAGATACGTGCCGCCAAGTCCTTCTCCATTTGCATTTTTATATTTATTCAATGAGTTATTGTTATAAAAAGGCAATCCATTAGAAGGAGTTATAGGCTTATCATTTATGGAACTGCTTCTATTAACTTGCATCGCTCCGGTCATCATATAAGCGTTAAGAATTGCCTTGTCCTTGTCTTGAGCCTTTTCCATCTTTTTATATGAGAACATCATGACAAATAATCCCATTGCAAGGCAAGTAATAGCATCATCGTGGCTTCCATCCATGTGGTCCATTCTCTTTGCTTCCCCTTTAAATATCCAGGTATTTAATTCATTTATCACTCTCACTGACCTAATCTTAAATTCGTTGTTTCTAACCATATTTGCGAAATTAGCCAATACAGGATATCTATTTCCTTGCATATGGAAACCAGGCATTACATCGGTATAATCTTTTGAAACGTTTTTGGATGATGTTTGAACAGTATATTTTTTCAATTCTGAATCATCATAGAAAATGTTCTTATATCCTTTATGAATAAGCGTAAAAAGAGGAACGTCACCGAGTCCATTTGTACAGTCAATTACAACATATGCGTTATTATATAAAACAGCATAATTGTAAAGAATTTCTCCTACATCATCTCCAAGTTTTTTTCCATAATATTCAGCAACCTGTTCAATTATTGGCATATCATTTTCATCACGCCCATCCATATCAATGATTTCAATGGCTGTAAAGTCTTCTGAACTACCCCTACTGACATCACAAGATGCTATATATCTATGTCCAGCAATTGGCGGCTTCCAAAACCAAGTTTCCTCCACAAATTGGTCTTTCATATCCTCAAGTGGCTCTCTTACATTAAGTTTTTCCTGCATTTCAATATATTCAGGGTCAATAACGTTATCAGAAGAACCTACAAACGATACATCCAATTCCTGAGCAATCTTAACCTTGTCATTATTGAATGATTTACACATTTCTTCATACCAAGGGGAACGTGGAGTCCATCCCTTTTGAACCAATTCCTCCCAATGTTCTTCGTCATATTTAACAGTTCCTGTTTTATCTAAAACAGGCTCTATAATCCAATCAAGTTCACCAGTGCTTTTATTCTTTTTAAACCACTTGAGATTCTTATTATAACGTGGGTCTTGATACCAACGGAATTGTACTGCAATAAAGTTATTTTCCTTAGCCAAAGCCAAACGATAAGTGTTATAGTAAAGCATATCCTTACCATTAGGAGTTGACACCATAACGGTTTTTGAATTTGGGTTTGATGACATTGTTGCAGCAGCCGTTGCATATACAGCTGTACCATTTTCAATAAACGCAGCCTCGTCAAGAATTAGAATTGATACGGCAGAAATACCACGAGCAGCATTTTCGCCCGATGACCTTGCTACAATTCTACAGCCATTAAATAATTCCAATTCAGATTTTGAATCCTTAACAAATATGCTTTTTGTATTTTTTTCAGATTTTGGGTCTGGAGAATAATATTCATCACCCCAATACCAACGAGGAACTTGCACAAGGAAATCCCTTATCTTTGTAATGAGCTGTTGAGCAAGGTCAAGCTTATTACCAATGCACAAAATAGTTTCCGGAGCGTCTGCGTCGGCAAAAGCACATTGAGCGGTAGCCCACGCTGACGTTAATGTTGTTATACCACACTGACGTGGCTTAATACTAACAACATTTCTATTAGCAGCTAGCGTCTCAAGAAACACCCTCTGTCTTGGGAAAAGCTGGAAAGGTGTTTTTTTGCCCTTAGTTGCATCAAATGTATAAAGATATTTCTCAATAAACAAGATACGTGATTTATCAGCAAAACACTTCACATAATCCTGCAACGCTTCATTCATGTCAATCATAAGCAATTTTTTTAATATATATTTAAAAAATAAAAAAAGTTGGAAATAAATGTATATTTCCAACTTAAACCTTTGTTTTATTTACAATTTTAACCTTATTTGCGTCAAAAATTACATAATTATAAGCGTCTTCAGATGAGCCATCAGGCTTTTGCCATCTTGTTCCTGCTGGGTACATTATTCCGTCAAAGCCACATTGCATAAGGAATAATGATGCTGCTTTATCTCCTTTAGAAAAATCATTAATTTGCCATGCAAATATATCTGCTAATTGATGATAAATTTTTTTAAATTCCATATTTACAAGGCCATTAATATCTTTTACTATTTTTCTACCGTATCTTTCTTCAAGCCTTTGCATACCATCTATTATCGCACCTTTCTGTGTGGCTGTGGGAACATAATACCACTCCAAATAATTAAATTGGTTTATATCCGGTATTTCTACTTCATAAAAATATGAAAACTTATTATTTTTATATTCTTCCATTTCCGGTTTAAAATGGTTCAATATATCAAGGCAAGCACTATGGATAATTACAGGTCTTTCTTTTTTCATTAAAAGTTTTCTATGGTTTTCTATTTCATTTTCCTTTTCTGCGTCAGACATATTACTAAACCTTGGATTTTCGTTATACATCTTTATAACTTTATCCATAGGCAGATACGTTTCAACTCCCTGCTTAAACCAATTAACCAATCCATTTACAGAGTTTTGAATAGAATCAAAAGTAGCGTTAGAATCTACTTTAAAAGTTCTTACAACACATGAATTATATGCCTTTAAAATATCATTAACCATATCTTCATCATATTTTCCTAAAGACTCCAAATATGGCTTTGGGTCTAGCGCCAAAAAGAAATCTCTTTGAACATTACCCTTACTTGCTTTCACATATCCATCGGCTACGGCTTTATCATCGGTAACATAAGTTCCCCAGCCAAAACATTGAGAACCCGCGCCAGTACTTAGATATTTCTTATGGTTAAACTTATCAAAGTCAGCACCAGTACCATGATAAGCCATCATTTCATCCATCCCATTTTCTTGAATGACATATCCATCAAGTTCTTCCTTTGAAAAATCCCCATCAGCAATAACGCTTGTTTCAATATTCTTTCGATAAATTTTGTCTTTAAACCTTTGATAATCAACATCATGGTTTATTTTATTTTCCATATCATGGGCAATTATATTTCCCTTCCTTGTTCCAAGAATGAAATTTTTAATAATGCTGTTGAATTCATCGGTTTTAAGTTTGCATAGGTCAGCAAAGAAGAAAGGTATTTTCTTTGTATCATGCAATAAATCGGTACCGAATTTCTTAAAAGACTTTTGAATAACTTCTATAATACCCTTTCCAAGCCTTAAATCCCAAGGCTCAGCAACAAGAAAATCAGCCCTTTTGATTATATACATGGCTTTTTCACTGTCTTTTGGCAATCCGTGCGCAGAAAACAGTTCAAATAACCCCCTAAACGTATCTCTTAGCAAATAAGGGAAAATTACCCCTTGTGAATATATTTCAGTCTTTTTACCGCGTTTTCTAAGTTTTACATCAACATGTGATAATAGGCTTGGATGCTTGCTATTTATTTCATCTTTTTTAGTATAAAGTAAATAATCTGAAATCTTCTTTATATCATACCATAATCCCCATAGTTCACCATTCATACTAGAAACTTCATCATGCCAATCATCAATGTCTGTTGAAAGCCAATATGACAATCCCTGTATCAACGAGTTTATAAACCTTCTTTTTAAAATCACTTTATTAGAAAGCATTACCTCATCAACATCTTCGAAATCATATTCATTTCCATCATCTTCATTTTCCGGCATAACTCTAATATCGCTTTTTGGCTTTACTCTACCAACTAATTTACAACTTAATATAATAGTATCTGTTGGTATTGAAAAAGTGCTATTTACAATATTCTCGCACAATTTTTCCAATTGAGGCGCTAATGTCTTTTCTATCTTTTTGCACCTTTCTATTTTTTTGCTTAAAACGCTTAAAAGATAATCAACGTCTTTTGATTCAAGTTCTCCACGTTCTATATATCTGTTTATTATTTCATCTGCTTCTTCAAAACCTTTTCTCGTAACTGTGTATTCAAAGCCAAAATCGCCAAAAGGCGGCAATGCTTCACTGTCGCCAATAGATGTATTTTTATTAACTATCGCCTTGTAAATAAAAGGAGGCAATTTTATTTTTTCTTGCTGTTCTTCTTTTATTACTATTTTCATTTTAAAGAGATTTCAAAAATTTATCCAATTCGTTCTTTTTAAACGTTGTAACTTCAACCAATTTTCCGTTTATTTTCCTTCCTTGAGTTAAAATTATTTTACCTGGTAAAGAGTTATCAGGAGTATGCAAAATAGTATCTTGAGCCTTTGTAGCAGCCTGCCCTACGCTTCCATTGCCAACAGGTATTGTCATAGTTTGGTTTGCGTTAGACTTTGGTATTTGCTTATTTGTGTATGACTGAACATTAATTGATTTGTTCATAGAATTAGCACCTTGCGCTTGAGAAACTTTCTCAGCATCGCTCCTTAAAGAAGAAGCATCATTATCTCCCTCAGTATTTGATACATCAGCAGCCGGCTTATTATTTTGAGATGTAGTTGCATCGGCTCCAAACTCTCTTAACAAATTAAGTTGCTTTTTAGTTAAAATTATATCCATGATAAAACTATTTTCTATATAAATAATTAGAAAAACAAAAAAGGAGTGAATAAATCACTCCTTTTATTGTTTATTTGTACACATATGGACTATCGTCTTGCGATACTTCATCGTTGGTAATTTGTCTTTCATTACGTTTTGTATGTCTGCCATTTACCAAATCATCTACAATTTCTCTGACAATTCTGTTTTCATCCATTGGTGGCATTCCTTGCTCATCATCCTCAGGTCCTTCAGGCATTTCCTCACCTTCAGGCATTTCATCTGAACTCATATCGTCTTCGCTGCCCCTCAATTTCTTGATAACGCTTCTCTTATCCTTGTCGCTTAAATAATCAGCAACTTGAGCTGCTATCATATTTATTGCGTATTTATTAACTTTTTCCTCGTCTTCGGGATTTTCCTCATTATAAGAGTTAAGCGCCTGACTTAATTCGCCAGAATATTTTTTAACATCCTTGCCAGGTCCATTTTCAGAATCCCCTTCCATATCATCAGGTCCTTCTCCATCCATATCAGGGTCTCCCATATCATCAGGTCCTCCGCCCATAGGGTCAGGGCCGCCTCCCATTGGGCCTCCGCCCATCATAGGGTCTCCACCCATAGGTGGCATTGGTGGCATTCCTCCTGCGTTAGAATTAGGAACTTTTAAAACGTGCCTCTCATTTAACGCTTTTTTTTTAGGATGCGTCTAACACTCTCAGCAATTGCATTATCTATTGAATCAGGGTCAATATCAAATGGAGCGCCATCACCAATTCTCTCTCCGTAAGGACTATCGTTTCTTACAGAATCATCATTCATATCATAATAATCAGGGAATTCCTGTAAGTCCTTTGGAGGCAATGACATAACTACCTTCTGATAAGCTGGGTGTTTTCCGAAATCATCGAGTTTGTTCATATTTCCTGACGGAACACGGCCAGCATCTCTAAAAGGCTTCATTCCTGCTTCATTAATTCTTCTTGCCCTATTCCTTCTTGCAGATTCACGAATTTTCATAGCACGATATGCTC